GTTTATGATATAAATTGTCCACATAATATTATACCTAGTTTTCTTCGAAGTCCTTGTACTTATACCAGCCCTTGTCAAAGTCTACCTGCACCAGGAACTCACCCATGAATCCGTTACGGTTCTTACGGAACACGCACTCAAGGATATCGGAGTTAGTTGCACGACCAAGTGCTAGCAGCCAGTCAGCATCATATGCAATCTGACGTGACCAAGAAGTCTGACCTAGAGTAGGAACAGTATCTAGTTTGGTAACGTCATCTGGCGTAGCAGATGAAATTGCAATGATAGGAATCTCTTCACTAATAGCCATGAGCTTTAGTTCACGAGAAAGGTTCTTCATACGAACAGTCTCGTTATCTGACTTCTGGTTAGGTGACATTAGCTGTAGATAGTCTACGATAACAATGTCTGGCTTGTACTGGTCAATCTTTCCACGAATAACTGCTGGTGTAACTTCCCCACCAGAGTCGTTTGAGATGATGTGGAACTCTGGCTTACCAGCAAGCTCCTTTTGGTGCCAACGCTTTAGGTCATTAATATCGATCTGACCTGCAGCAAGTTTGCGGTGAGACCACAGACCCTGCCCCATAGTTGCGAATACACGGTTACGGACTTCGTGCTCGCTCATTTCAAGGGAGATGATTAGTGGGGACTTTCCATTCTTCCAAGCCTGCACAGCAGTATAAATTGCAAACCATGACTTACCAATACCTGGATATGCTAGTAGAACGCCTAGCTGACCTGGAGTAATACCAGCAGGTAGATAGTTGTCAAATCCTGGCAAGCCTAGCTTGATACCAATAGATCCTAATTCATTTTGTTTAGCAAGTTGCTCAAAGTATGACACAGCAGAGTCTAGGTCAGTTGCATCAATGTCACGAATGACCGATGTTGTCTTCTTTAGTTCTGAAGTCTTTGTGATTAGGTCTTCTAGAGCCTTTGTGCTCTGCCCTGCCTGAACCTCTGCAGCAGTTGAGCGTAGAACATCCTTTAGGCTGTCGTTAAGGAACTCTGCCTGTAGCTCTTCTAGGTGATACTTAGTAGCACCAATGTCTGTGGATGGCACAAAGTCACGGAACTTTTCTACTACCAACGAGGTAGGTGGCACGGTCCCATTGTTCTCGGAATAATCACGAATGAACTTCCAGATATCGTTGTGGGTTCGCAGAATGCCATCTACGTTAGCCTGTAGCAATACGTGGACCTGCTTGTCCTGCAATACTGCTGAAATTAGTTTTGTCTCTGTGTTACTCATTTAGCCACTCCTTTGCCTTTGCCCTGCGTTCTGCTCGTTCCTTGAGGTCTTGGGCTGTTCTCTCTCGTCCGTCAATAATTTTGTCTGCGTAGTTTGCGAACCATTTCCAGGTGGGTGTCTCTGCTACAGAGAAGTAATACTCTAGCAGGTCATAGCACTCTGGCAGACCGTATGATTCGATTAGGGCATCTGCTGCCCATTGTTCAACATTTAGATTAAGCGTTACTCGTTCTTCGTAATGCTTCGTGTGAAGTTTAGCATAACGACTAAGCAAAGCCATTCGGTCTTTGCGTTCAGCCATTACTTGTCCTCAATGTCGCCTTGGGCTTCTTTAACCTTTTCTCCGAGCTTTGCCTCAACAAAGGCGTATACTCGCTCAAAGGCTTCTGATGTTGATTCGCCATCACGCTTGTTATCCTGTACTTCAAGATCAATGCGTAGCGATTGGAAGTTGCCTAGGTTTAGGGTATATCCCAAACCGACCTTTACTTTAGTGCTGTCGTTTTCCATGTCTCTCCTTATGGACTATAGTGTTTCGGACCAGACAGGAATAAACCTGCCATCTTCTGTCCTCGTATATGTAAGTATACCATCTCCCATTCGTCTTGTCAACTCCTGTTTTGATGGTGTTGTATCATTTGTTCTAAGACCGTCTTTACGAGGTCTACCCTGATGATATGATGCTAGTATATCACGAAGTTCACGAACTTGCGACTCTGAATAATAACTTCTTACCTGCCAGGCAGTTGCTCCGCCCTTCTGGGCTCCCATTGCTGGAGGAATAACTCCAGCGAATACAAGCTGTGGCATATACTTTTTATGTCTATTTACAAGTTCTGCTGTTTGTCCCACTGTGTAGGCACGTTCACGATTCCGTTTAAAATCACTAACAAGACAACTTTCAATCTGGTCTTTGGTAATGTTGTAAACAGACATTATGCCATTAGAGCGATTTATGTGATATGTCCTAACGAGGTCTCCATTCAAGAACCAGACCTTTTTACTTGCTTGAACAATTGGTGCCTTATTGTATTCTTCTCTAGATAGAGCTGCCATGATATGCCTTATACTGGAAGACCGATAGCGATCACGTGTACAATACCAGAACCAAAAGCACCAGCCTCTTGTGCAAAAACTTTGATGGTTGCTCCAGAAGTGGTTACTGATTCAATTACTAGATTTACGCTCTTTTTAGTTGTGGTTGCTGCTGGCTGATAGCTGGCATTAATCGTCGGTGGCTTGCTAAAAGCACTTGGGAAGTTCACGGTAACTGTTCCAATTAGTGTTGCCACCTTTGTAGTTGACGATGAATCTGTTGGCAATGAGTATTGTTTAGTAAAAATTGACGGTTGCTGACTAACCTGAATACCATCAATAACGACATTTGTTTTAGATGATTGGTACGAATTGGTAAGACTATTTACCTGCTTAACAATTTCGCTAATGTAGCCATAATCTATTGGCTGTCCCTTAATTGGTTCTAGAATAATTCCCATAAGTAAATTATACCATAGACTATGGCGTTCCTCCATCAAGAACGCTCTTGGTTGTTTTTATTTCTGTTTGGAATAATACGGCATCATAATTTTCAGATACTACTTTTGGCACTGTTTCTAGTTGAACAAGTACCTGAACATATTTTGCCTTGACACCATTTACACTTGGTATCACAATACTGGCTGTTCCAGAAGATACAGTTGAGTCATAATACCAGTCTGACATTGTTCCTACTGGCGTAGTATATGACCATCTAACCATCACATCAAATTTTCTTCCATTTAGGGATGGTGGTATGTTCCAGGTGCAGTTTATATATATGTTGTCTGATGTGGTTACTGGTTTTACAATTTGATTATCGAACGTTACCCTTGAAACTGATCTTCCATCTATTTCGTATTTAGGTGTCCAGGCAGAACCTTGGGATAGGTCATCATACACTATCCTATATCTAACATAATACTTATTGTTATTTGATATAGCTGGCAACGAAGAATGCTTGATTGTGATAGTTTTAATATCTTTATCTGGAGTAGTCACTAGACCACATCCACAGCATATCGGAATTCTACGAACCCACTCTTATTTGAATCTTTTACTATTGGCTTTGAGTCTTTAGTTTTTAGAACTGTATATCCCACCAAGCCATACAATGGATTTGTAATAGTATTATTTTCAAATCTTAGTGAATCTAGTGCTACATAGAACTGGTCTGCATTGGCAGAGCTAGCATCTGTTACTGATACATAGATCTTTACTGTGTCTACTTTGGACCAAGCAAATCCTGCACTAGACTCAAGCTCACTAATATCTCTACGAGCAATTACATATCTACCATGGGCAACCAATGGGTTACCGTTGCCATCAAAATTAATGTCTGTTTTTGATGATTCGTCTGGTGATGCATATGGGAAGTCTGTTAGGTCAACAATGTACTTTATATAGTTAGTACTCGTGTCCGAATCTCCAGTCATAAACTCCATTAGGATTTTAACTCTTCCTGGAACCAAAACATTTGCAGCATCCCTAGATATTACAGAAAATGCTAAATTAAGATTGTCAATTGGTGTTGATCTGTCTAGGTCTGGGAATGACTTTTTAATGTGAATGTGTGGCTGTCCAACAGGCGAGAATCCATGTGTTGTTAGATCGCTAAGGTCTCCTCTAACAAAAATAGAATCTTCCAGAAATCTTGGTCTTTCCTGTCTAAGAATTCTTGCATTTGTATTTAGTGCTGAGTTGCTTGACTTAGCAGCAAATACCTTACCAAGAGTGTTTGTATAGTCAATTGTATTTGTTCCAGATTGCTGGTCTATTGCATCAAGCTTGTAGCTTATTGGAGATATGGAGTTTCCACTATGGTATTCCCAGCCATCATCATTTCTAAAGTTGAAAATCTGTCTACTATCATACCCAACTATATCTGGGTTTGACTTTGCTGAGTAAAGACCAATCTCTGTCAGCTCGTATCTTTCCTGTGTTGGCATTTCAGCTGTTAAGATTATTTTAGATATTTTTGCGGATGCCACTCCGACAGATGATGGTGAATATGAACCAGATACGGTTTTCTGAATTGCAAAAGATGTTCCATTTGCCGCAGTTATTGTAGAATCTACAGTGTTAAATGTTTCTGGAACCATACCTGTAATGGTAACTTTTTGACCTATGGCATAACTATTATTTGCTGTATATGTAGTAACACCCAAGGCAGATATTGCTCCAGTTATTTGTGCTGTATCATTTTCTACTATGAACCCTCTAGAAATTACTGGAACTCTGAATATTTCCATATCCAAACTGGTTTTTTGTGAAAATGCAACCTTCTGCTCAAGGGTGAATGTGGTATTTGCGTTTACTGGTTTTGGTCCGCAACCGACGGCAATATATGATGCATACGACTGTGCTTCGCCAATAAGATATTTAGCGATAATCGATTTGCCTTTAGTAGTTATCATAGTGCCTCCACATATATTGTATCATCTATTACCTCTTCAATTGTGAAGATTTCTATTTCTACGCTTTGAACCTCTGTCAAGTTGATCGTGTCTATGTACAGGTCTCCTGTCTTATCGTCAACATATATATTGGCTCCGTTTGGACCCTTTCCATATTTTGGTGTATGGTAATTAATATCTATTGGAAAGTCATTAAAATATTCTACGTCAGTTCCTTGTAACGCAACAATAGTTTTTGGATTATATAGTGTGGATATAGTTGCAAGGTCTGATACTGGTGAGTATGCAACACCCTCTACAGAACCGATTGAAGAATTAACATTATCTGATCTGACTATTGTAGATAACTCTTGACCACCTATAGATTGAAAAAGCATATAAGCCATATCATCTGCATCCTTAGCCTTGGTGTCATTAATGAATAGGTCTGCTGTAGCAATCTTAACATCTTTTTTTGTTGGCGTTATCGCCAGTATTCCAGTTTCTGGAATTGGTGTTACTGTAACTTTCTTTTTTTTACCTGACATACTACCTTGCCTCACTTAGATAAATTATCATTTCTGGTCCTTCTGATGAACGAGAATATGAAATGTGATAAATTACAAATTTAGAATTTGAAATTTCTGTAAAATCATCTGCACCTGATGATGTTCCATTATTTGAATTAAATTTAATAGTAACAAGATCGCCAAGCTGTAGCATAGGATTAGAGAACATCTTTATACCAACAGATTTTCTAGGCTTACTAACTGTTTTGATTATCCAATCCATCATCTTATTAGCAGTGTCCTGATCCTGGATATACTTTGGCTCTAGCGAGAATGCTTTTTTGCCATAAGTAGTTCTACTGTTTTTAATATCCATATACTGTTTTGTTGCCTTTGGGTTTATGAGGCTTCCAGAATCAAATACCCCAGTCGATGACAATGCTCTATCCTTAAAGAATTCATCAACAGTTAGCTCGTGTTGTGATTCTTGGGTAAATGCAATGCCCTGTATTCGCAAATAATTTCCGCTTGCCGAATCTAGACTTAGAACAGAATCTGTAACATTGAACACCATAAACTCTGCACCGTATGGGTCAGATGTAAACTGAGAAACGGAGTATCCGCACATGTTATTGAATGTTGGAGAGATTATGGAGTATAGTGATGGGAATGCTTTGTCATACTTTACCTTGAAATATGCAGCCTCTCTCATAATTGTTCCAAACTCTTCAAACCATACGCTATATTCAGAACCTCCAGATTTTGGTGAAATCGAAGATATCAGGGTATTTTTTAGTGGACCTGGAATTGTGTATCTATCAAACTGTAGGTTGTGTTTTATGTCTGTTGATGGTCCAGATCCAGATATGAGAGCTCTTGCCCTAGTGCTAACAGAATCTGTTGTATTTACATCTACGATTTCTTCTTCTATGACCTTTCCATCTTTTGTAATATGTCCAGCATCCTTGCCAAATGATGGATTGAATTTTGGGTTCTTTCCAATAGCATATACATTTTCAAACATAACGTTGGATGAACCTCTGGCAAACATTCCAATATATACAGGGTTTGTAGTAATTTTTGCATTACCGTCTACACCATATGCCTGCTCTGTTGCATCTGGAAGCGAATCTGGATCTGTTACTATTGCTACGATATTTCCATTTATGTATAGGTCAAAGGTTTTTGATCTACCGTTTTTGGTATATTCTATTGCTAGGTCATACACTGTTGGATTTTGTTCCCCAAGCACTCTTGACTGACCAGTAAATTTTCCATCGTCTACGGTAATAGGTGCCAAACCAGACCATAACGGAACAGCAATAGCCTTATCTGTATCCTTGGTCCCAGACTTGGCATTCTTTTTAATCTTGTAAAACATAACGTTATTAATTGGTGTATTTGTTCCAGCATACATTGAAACATCCTGAGACAATGCCATAATTTCAAAGAAATATCCGTTGTTTGTGTCTTTATCTAACAAGACTGATATTCCGCCAGAGCCTCCTCCAACATTAACCTCTGTTGCTACGTCTTTTCCAGTCAATGGGTCATATTGGTAAACTGTTCTTGTATAGTATGTTGATATTCCGTCTGGTGTTTGAGAGTTTGAGCCAGATTCTGTACGACCAACAATTCTTAGTCTTGCTCCAAAAGCTGTTGGCATTAAAGGCAAATCATTTCCAACCTTTTTTACCTCTTTGTAAACATAAGAGATGTAGTCTGTAGGAATTTCTGTAGATGATGTAAAGTATGGACCCTTTATCGTCAGAGCTGATGATTTGATAGAACCATTCTTGGTATTTATTAAATGACCGTATGCGTCTTCCTGGCTAGGCGTGGAGCTAAGAGCGTTACTTATAACGTCACGAATTTCTGGATAGTTTTTATTATAGTCACCTGCTAATCCGATTGTTGTTGCTGGGATAGTCACAGAGCTTACAGGTTTTCCATCTTCATCCTTGGAAAATAGGAAGTTAGAATTTACAAATATAGTTTTGTTTCCAACTCCATTTTTAATACTATCTGCTGAATTTTCTTTCCAGTAGGTAGGTATTCCTGCAATATGTTCAACAACTGGCGTTCCAAATTGACCACGACCATGCTTTATAACAGCACCCTGCTTAAGTCTTGTTGCTGTATTATTGGCTGCTACTGGATCCACTAAACTTGTAGATGGGTTATAGTCCTCATAATTTGGCTCACAATATATTCTAACTTTTCCAGTAGGATATAGTTTTCCACCAAATGGTATTTTTGCAAATTGATTCTGATATTCTTCTACGCTGGAAATCCATATAGAATTTTCTGGATATGCTGCAGAAAATGTAATTGCTCCAGATTCTGCATGCTTAGTGTCAAGGATAATTTCTGTATAGATGATGCTCATGTCAGTTATTCCAGACCCAGATACATCTGCTGGCTTGAATGTTTTTATTGATTGAATTTTTGCATTATTGCCAAATACCCCATTACCCTCGGTATTGACAACCTTAGAAACCTTTTGACCTACCTTGTAGTCTCTAGTCATTTTTTGTATAATAATAGAAAATTTATCTTTTTCTATGCTGACTGTTTCAATTGGTGTTGATGCGGATGCTAAATTATATTGAATAGCATCAAACTTAATGACTTCGCCGCCAGCATATAGATATCCATCGTATCTTGGCAACCAGTAAACAGAAGAACCTAGGCTAATTGTGTTGTTAATAATTTCGTAATTTGATGACACAGTTGGCACATCTGTTGAAAGAGTAGTCTCTAGTGGAATTGCTGTAAGTGCATATCCAGACTGTTGCTGTAGTACTTCATTTTGAGATTTTATATTTTGTGATGGTGAGACTTCCCACAACAAGACTGGTTGATATCCATATGAACGATCTTCATCTAACTGGCTAGCTTGATTTAAAGACCTAATACTTTTTTGAATATACCTTGATGAATAGGTAATCTTTCCATCGTTATAAATTTCACTGTTTTTATCTGCTATTTCAATTATATTGGACAACTCTCCAGAACCTGGCGTTCCAATTATTTCCAAGTCTACTGATCTTTTATCCTTTTCTGGAAGCATATACTCTTTTGTCATTACTACAAAATTATTGTATTCGTCAAAGAACATGGCTGCCTGCGTTGATACCGCCAAATCATTTAGTACCTGTGCAACTGATGTATTTGGTGAAACAAAAAAGTATGGAATAGTTGGATCGTTTTCGTTATCCAGCCTTTTAAACGTATAGTTAGAGAAGCCAATAGAGTCTAGCAAGAATGAAATAGCTCTACTTAAAGATACTTCTGGGAACAATACCTGTGGAGCAATCATAGATTCAAAATAAAAGTATAAGTCTCTTAGGTCAATGGATAGCGACCTGTCATTGCTTGAAGAATCTTGGAAGCCATCTGAATACATTGTTTTTATTGGAACATAGAAGTTTTTAATATCTTGTCCTACAGTCACATTTGACACAACATCATAAAATTTTAATTGTAGATTTTTTGATGCAAATCCTGATACAATGCTGTTGGTATTGTTTGAGTTAAAAGCCTGATCGAAATCAAAAATTGAAATGGATCCATTAGACACAAGGAGTTGTCCAACAGGTAGTCCACTATTCCCAATGTCTGATGCAATTTTATTTAGCTGAAATTCAGACACTCTATCTGATATGTCAGCAGACAATCTTGGAGAAAGCTCAATGAGATCGAAAGTTGAGTTCTTATTTAGCATTCTTGAAACAACTATTCTTAGACCGCTGATGTACTGGAACTCTCTATAAACAGTTTCTGAATTGCTGACAAAATTATCTGGTGATGTTAGATCAATTACGTATTGATTTTCTGCCGTAATATCCTGATTACCAAGTCTCCAGGAGTATGATGGCGTAAACTTATCATAATTGTCTAGTTTATTTGGACTTGTTCCTCCATTCCAGACATAAAATTCTCCTCTAGTATTTTCAGCCTTAACTAAATAGGCATATCCAACAATTGACTTGTCTGGAAGCGGAGCTGTAGTTGTATAAGTTTCTGCTATCTTAAAGTTATCTTTAAATTTAGTTGGAACAATTAGTCCGTACAATAGTTCTAGATATCCGTCATTTCCAATAGACGTTTCGTTTAAAACAAGATCTGTAGGGGTAACGTCATTGCTCTTTAGGGTTTTCCATGTATCTCCATAAAGACCCTGAATTCTCCACTCTTTAGGAACCTTCATGTTAGCACGGTTATTGGAGTCTGCAAAAAATGGATCTGGGGTGTCTACTCCTGTTAATCTATTCTTAAATGATTTTGCAGAACCATCTCCAACTCCAGTATGAGTTTGTATTTTAACAACAATCTTATTGGTTGGTACTGGATTCTTATATACCACAAAAGGAACTGCATCGTCAATTAGGTATCCTGCTGCATTGTTTCCTTCTACCTCATAGGATCTGCCTCGTTCTTCCGTTACTGCCAAACCCTGTGGGTTTATGATTGGAGTTTTTCCATCGGATCCTGTAAGAACTGCCATTCTATATGAAGTCCAATACTTAAAGCTATCATCTGGTGAGCCCATGTAGTATCTTGGTCTATTGTGAACATTCTGATCGATCTCACTAAAGAATCTTCCAGCACTTACCCCATTATCGTCGTCAAACCATATAGCCTTGTTAATTCCTGAGCGTGGTCTAAATCTATTAAAACAATCTTCTAGTGAGAATAAAGACTTTAATCTGTTATACCCTGTTGTAAAAATTACAGGGTCTCCATTTTCATCCTGTCCGCCATTGACCGTAACATCAAAATCTGTGGCTCCCCAATATTTTGGATTTGGGGTTGATGATGTTTCCTCTACAAACTTGGGTGTGATTGTCTCAAACAATGGCTTAAATCGATAGTTTCCGATTGTCTTAATATTTTCTGCAATATTAAGATTCCATTCTGCTAACACTAGCGACTGGTTTTCAATTGTTGAGGATGTTTGAAGATGACTCTTTAACTCTGTACTATTGAACATTTAAACCTCTTCCAAGGTTACGTTGACCGTCCAGAAATCATGTGTTCCGCCACGCTTCTCAATGGTGTAGTCAAATGATGCAAAATACATTTCAACCACCTGATTGTATTGTGATAGGTGTCCGTAGGCACTGTCGTTCTTTCCAAACTCTGAATACTTATCATATGCTAGGTATACCCAGAATGGACCTGTGTGATTTTCATACCAATCAAGTAGTTCTACTCCTCCAGCACCGCCATCTGAAGTAAACTCTCCTGAAGGGCTTTTGTAATATAGAGACTTACCTTCATTTGCACTAGAAGTGTCTGTAATAAAATTTGGGTCTTGATAGTATGCTCTTGATGGCAACATATCCCATGAAACATCAATAGTTAGTTTGTCAGCAATATGATATGAACGCATACGACCATTAATCATACGTTCACGTTTTTCAATACGAGTTGTTCCCATTTTGATTGGAGATCTGTTATCATCAGAGAGGATTAGAAACTGATTTAAGGATCCACTAGATGCGTCTGAGCCTATTTCGAAACCGTCTGGAACATATACACCATCGACAGGAGTTCCTGGATTGTCCGCCCAAAGCATAGCCTGCGGACGACCGTATTTCTTCCTGCCTGCCATATAGTCTGAACTAGCCACGTGTAACTCCTCTTACTCTCTGAGAATCAATTCTCTTAATTTGTGTCATAACTGTCTTTGCAATTTCGTTTGCATCTGAGTTGCTTGACACATTTACGTTAATACTATAATTATACACTGATTCGCCCATTGATGTTTCAGGTGTTGCTACCCCTGCATTGATGGCACGGAGATTGTCCACTCCAAAGTTCTGAACAGCAGAACGAGTCATAATAAATTCTCCAGGTGTAAGCATTGCTGGAATAACGTCTGTTCCTCTGGCAAGATCGCCAGCTGCAAAATATGAAGGCTTAATCTTTGAGACCATTCCACCATTAGCAAATCCAAAGAATGACTTACTAAGCGATCCCATTGGTGCTAGATTATCATTATGCTTGCTGGTTCCAACATTTCCAAGACTTCCAAGATTTTCCATTTTAGGCTTTTTCATAAGTTCTTTTATATCAGCTGAGACATTTTTATCACTTGTCTTGTTTTTGTTTTTGCCCTTTAGGAATGTCAGTGCTATTAGCCCACCAAGTCCTCCAGCCCCCAAGCCAGCTAGTGCAAGTGCATATGTTGAAAGTGGTGCTCTTCCAGATGCAAAATCAATTATTTGTTGTTTTGCTAATGACCTTTCCATATCTCTCGTATATGTTGTTGGTGTGCCTATTGTTCCCAGATCTGGAATAGTAGCTTTAGCATCAAATCCAATTATCTTTTTGAAGTTTGACAATCCAGGCAGCAATGTTTTTTCTAGAGAATTTGTTAAGCCAGCACCAAATCTAGTTATGTCTGAAGATCTTGATGGAAGTGCTACCCCATTTTCTAGTGCGTGAGCCATAGCTTTTGCGAATAGCGACTTTCCCAGTCCCTTACCACGTAGCATTTCATCTATGTGAATCATCTTGATTTCTCCAGTTAGAGAGTCCCAAGCGATGTGACCAAGATCTGGTGCTGCACCTGCATCAAAGTATGGGTGTTTTGGATCTTGGAATCTCAAATTCACTGATCTTCCATATTGGTTAGATCTAAATGCATAGCCCAGATCTTCTATGGCAGATGGGTTGATCTTTCCTGTTACTAAATTAACGACCTTGCTTCTGAAGAAATCTTTAATAAAGTTTGATGATGGTTTTATTGCTTCTGCAACATTTCCAATTTTACCAATCTTACCAACTTTTCCAAAAGGTATTAGGTTCATTGCTGCTAATGCATCATTGGTTCCTGGCTTAGTAACATCCCCATGACGAACAAAACTGTTCATAAATGGACCTATTGTATTATTATAAATGTCATCCATTGCATAGCTGAACGCATCTCCAATTGCTCCACCAGGATCTCCAGCCATAAGTCTTGTAGCACTATTAGAAGAAATTGTTAGACCAGTATTCTTATTTGTCTTTGGCTTCTTAAAAGTTCTCTCGGCGGCATCAGCAAGAAGGGCATTTCTAGGTGCTACCTTGCCACCATCTGCAAACTTTCCGATAAGTCCACCATTAGCACGATATGCAGGAATGTCATAATCATATAGGTTTGGAACAGACTTATATCCGCCTAGCTTATACTTTTTATACTTTTCTGGTAGAGTTAGCCCAAAATACTTCAAAGATTCTTCTGGATGTGCATATCCAATATACTGAAGCATTCCAGATGTTTTGCTTCCTGGGTGATTTGCAGAATCTTCTTTGCCACCATTCTCTACACTTGCATTTTGCCAAATATTATATTTGTCTTTTTTATAATTTCCAACAAAGTTTTTATTTATATCAATTTTCTGACCAGATAGTCTCGCAATTATTCCAGACCATATTTGTGCACGATATTCTTCATAAATGCTATCGGATGTTCTATCTGAAGGCAAAGACCCACTGACACTCTTTATTCCATGTGCACTTGCGTAATTTTTAGCCCTATCTCTTTGATTTCTCATAATGTCAACAATTGATGAATCTTCACTATTCCATGATGACGGCAATTCTCTAAGAAGTTTGCTATCAAGTGCGTGACCAACTTCGTGAGAAAGCATTTGGAACGGAGCCATTGTGGAGTTCATGTTACCAAGATTTATTGATATCTTGCCGTCATTGTTAGAAAATAGACTTCCTTCTGGATAAGATCCTTTAGTGTAGAATGCTCCTGCCCCATAACTGTCTCCCTTAGAATCTATAAATTTAAGTTTTGTATTTAAAGAGCCGTATCCAGCAGTTGTGTATGGCTGATTCGCTAGTGCAATATCATTAGCTACGGAAAGTATCGGCTTGAAGGCTGCTCTATAGTCTTTTGCAGTTTTTCCAAGATTGTATATTGGGTCATCGTCTGCTGCAGGCTCATTAAAACCAGATGCAAATCCAACAAATGTCCTAAGTAGAACTGCTGGATCCAATTCTGATCCAAACCAGGAAAGATTGTTTTTCTTAACATCTGATAGCAAGTCTGGTGCTTTTGTTTTTAAAGATTTTTTAAAGTTACGCAAGTCTAGACCCTTAAGTCTATTATTTCTTCTTTCTTCTGCAGCATCAGCCAGGATTGCATTTCTAGGGATTCCTCCACCTGCGAGTTTTTGAACAGTTCCCCCATTAGCGAGACCCATAAAGGTGCCTTTGGACTTCTTAGGTTTGACTAGATTTGGCGAATTAGGTTTTGCAAGGTTTGGAACAATTGCTCCATTAGATGTTCCTGCTGGTGGATTCTTATATCCAAGATAAGGATTTGGAGCAGGCTTGACTGGCTTTACTTCTTTGGGGAATACTGCGTGTTTGTTTCCAAATTCAGATGGTGCTGCTGGCTTTATTACAGATTTTAATTTTTCAATATGTTCAGATAGTCTAAAGCCTCCGAGCTTGGCATTATCCTTAAACTTTAATTCATCGTTAGATGGCTTGGAATATTGATCTATCCACTTGTCTCCACCAGAAAGGATGTGTCCAATTTCTGGAATCCAGAATGCTGGATGTAACTTAATTATGTTTGCCAACCAGTCGTTGTCAGCCATATTCTTAATATAGCCAATTCCTCCAGGAGAGTATAGCATTCCTGGTGTTTCATCTCCACGCCATAGTCTACGGTGACGACCATACTTATCGTAGTCTGAGTTTGTTGCTGTTCCGCCGCCATCAAACCCTCTAACATAGCCACCCTTAGCAAACTTTTCAGCATGGTTTAGCTTGTCTAGGGTAGCAGTTCCAATAGCCTGTGCAGCTTTGGCACGGATTACATACTCACCATTTGAAAGCATAGCAGGAATATCATCGCTAGTTCCA